CAGCCCGTCCTCGGAGGATTTCCGGGTATAGACGGCGCAGCGCAGTTTGCGGACGGTCTTCGTGGGATTGGGGGGCTTGTTCATGCCGACCTCCGGTGATTTTTGAGGCCGAAGAACACCCAACCATTCCAGCGCGTGCAGGTGATGGCGCGAGCAATGGCCGACAGCGATTTGTATGGGCGGCCTTGCCAGTCGAAACCGTCGGCGGTGACAGTGACGATATGCTCGACGCCCTGCCATTCGCGGATCAACCGCGTCCCGACGATGGGCGTCAGGTCAGCGCGGATGCGGCTCTTCTTGCGGTCGCCACCGTCCAGCTGTTCGCCGAGAGCTTCCAGCCGCTTCACAGTTTCCGGCTTCAACCCGCCATAGGCCAACTCCTGGATGCGGTAGGCCAGTCGGCTCTCGAGGTAGCGACGATTGAATGGTGGTGGCTCGCTGTCGAACAGGTCGCGCCATTGTTGCTTCAGGTCTGGCGTTGAGGTGGTCTTGAGCGCGGCCAGGCGGGCAGGAATGGGATCTGTCATGCGTTGGTCTCCTCTTGCGTTGGAGTTGCATGACCGCTCCGGTCGGGCGGATTGTGTAGCGAACCTTCTCCAGTTTCGGCGGACCTTTGGTCGCGCCCGCCCAGGCGCAATCTGAGCAGTCCAAGGGCCAACAGCTTGCACAGCGCGGCCCGACGTTCACGGGGGGTCATGTGGCGGGGGTGAAGGGCGTTCTTCATCTGTCCATCCCTCCCGTGGACAGGCGCGGCGCCAGCCCTTGCCAAAGTCTGCCTGTTCGTGTTCGCCCACTCTTGAACCCACGGCTACGCAGGCCCTGACCAAACTGTTTCTGGGAACCGGGTTCAACGCCGTTGTTCACGGCCCACTGGGTCCAGTTTGCAAAGAGAGTGTTGGCCGGAGATGACAGACCATCGCCGGGTTCGCACTGTTCGGTGATCCATTGCCCTATTGAATCTTCGTCGTCGAAATATTCGGCGCTGGCGGATCTCACCTTGTCGGGCGGGGCCAGGCCGTTTTCTTTCCAATCCATGTAACCATGCATCATCCAGCCGAGCACGCCGCCGAGATCAGCCGTCAGACGGTCTTCCAGCGACCGGTCCCGACGGTCTTCGGGAATGGTGACGCTGAAGGGAACCAGCTGCAGCCTGCGCCGCATTGCCTCGCCGGTTCCTGCCAGATGCGGGCGATGATTGCCGAGAAAGATCAGCTTGAAGGTAGGAAGGAACTCGAAGAAATCGCGATAAAGGAATCTCGCACGGATCGGATCGCCACCCGTAATGGCCTTGATCCGACTCTCGGCCCAGATGCGTCCCTGTTCGGTTTCGGAAACCGAGACCAGCCGTTTGCCGCGCAACCCCGCCAGATCGGTCGGGTGCGACGAAGAGCGACTGGCCATGAAGCTATCGAGCGGAGCCGTCGCGGCGTAGCTTCCGAGCGCCTTTGCGATTGTCTGAACGAAGACCGACTTGCCGTTTGACCCGTCGCCATGGAGAAAAAAGAAGACCTGCTCACGGTTGCTGCCGGTGAGGCAATATCCGGCGATCCGGGCGAGGTAGGCAACCATCTCGTCATCTCCCGCCATGATATTCTTCAGGAAATCCGTCCAGTCGGTCGAAGGCGTTCTGGGATCGGCTGCGGCGGACTGCGTGAGACGATGCCCGCGACTCGGTGCGAGAACCTCACTTGTTTCCAGATCGACAGTGCCGGTCGGCGTGTTCAACAGAAGTGGGTACTGATCCCATTCCGCGGGGGCTACAGCCACGCGGCGATCACTGGAGGCAATTCGTTCTACTGCAGAAAAGGTGCGCGATGATGCGATACGACGGGCGTGCCCCGGGCTGAGCCCGAGAGTTTCCTGTCTGCACACCCATCGGACCTGATCGAGGATGCCCAGCGTTTCGTCGCGATCCCAAAAACTCCCGTTCCAACGATACCAGGTCCCCCATGGCGCGACATAGCTCCAGTCTTGGCCTTGCAGTTTGATGAATGAACTGGCGAGCGAATCCTCACTGTGATCCGGAGCTTCGATTGCAGATCCCGAACCTTCGGGCCTTTGATTTTGCTTCGTCCATTCACCGGGGTGTTTCTTGCGGTCGAGGCTCAGCAATGCGTCAAACTCGCGTTGAAGCCGGTCTTCCGGCCATGGCGGTTCAACCCGTGCTGCGTTGTAATCAGCGACGGCGTTGCGAGCCTCTTCTAGCGGAACATGGCCAAGTCGTGCCTGGCGGATCCAGTGTCCGATGGTGCCGGAGAGTGCAGTGAACCTGTTCTCATTGTCCAAGCCGCCGGCGCGTACCCGCCTGATCTGTCGGTCGACAGAGGCGACCTTTTGCTTGTTGTCCGTCCGTGTTGCAATCTTGGGAGGCAAGTTTGGCAGGCGAGGCATACCCTCAGCCGCCAAGAGTAGTTCGCCGATATCATACTCTCGAGCCGTTATCGCTTCGGTGCGGACCTGTGTTCTGACACCGTTCTTGCCGTGCACACTGCCAGCTACACGGATAGGCTGGGTCAACCGCTCGAAAGCATCGTCGGCGTCGACCGCAGCCACGATGTGTTTGCGTATTGTGAGCACCTTCTCGAGGTCTGTATCGAAGCAGGCCTCTGTCAGTCGCCAGTAAAGATGGCGCTTGGCCGCGCCGTCCGCAGTCACTCCACCTGACAGAACCACCATGGTGGCAGGGCCGAGATGCAGCTCGAGATGTGCCTGCTTGGCGGCAATGTCACCATGATCGAGATCGCATGGAATGACGCAGGTCTGAACGATGTTTTCCGCCTTGGCATTGCCAGGCGTGCGGATCGAACAGGGGACGACGTACAGGCCGCGCATATCCTTGGCTGCCGGCACGATCTCTGCTGCAATACGGGAAGAAATGTTACTGTCAATCGGAAGATAGATCGATTTGGGCGCAGCATCCGGTGTACCGGTCTCGCGCAGCATCCGAACGGCCAGATGGCCTTCGCAATAGCCGAAGATCATCTCGAGAAACGCCTGCAGGTCGGGGGCTCCGTCGCACTCAAGTGAGGCCGGGTGTTTCGGCGCACCCATTACGCGACGCCCTCGGTGCGCGCGGCCGCTTCGAATGCTTTGATGTCATCGAGCTTGTAGAGTATCGAGCCGCCTATCTTGTGAAATGCCGGACCATACCCATCCTGCCGCATGCGCTGAAGGGTCCTGGGGCTCCTGTTCCAGCGCTCCGCAAGCTCCCGTTCGCTCAAGAATTCGCGGTGAACACGATCGCATCGTTTGAGCCCATCGCATGTGCTGGGATTGTTCAGATTCCCGGTCATGATTGCTGCCTCGTTGAAAACCGCACCCAAAATCGAGTGCTGCCTCAATCTTCGGACAGGCGGCGGTTTGGAGACATTTCATCGACCGGTTGAAACGTGACGCGTTCAACCGAGATTCATTGGGGAAATCTGCATTTATTGCTGCGAAACGTGACATTCATTGTGACAAATCGTGACAAATGGATCGCTGATCAGTGCAAGTAGTCCGCTGAAACGACGTTGATTCCGATATCCAGGCGATAACCGCGTTTACCGACGGTTGTGATCAGAATCTGTCCCTGTGGGGCTTCATCGTGGACCGTAGTCCAGGCGACCTTCAGGCTCTGGCGAATACGTTTCACTTCGGTGCGAACATAGTCCTCCGTGACATTCAGGCGATCGCCAATTTCGCGGCCTTTCAAGCATCGGTATTCAGACAATGGCCGGCCCGCCTTGCGATCTTCCAGAAACAAATCCAGGAGACAGGAGATCAATCGCGCCTGGACGCCTGAAAAATCCAGTACGCCGACAACCTTAATCATATTGGGATTCGATCGTGACACCTCAAGAGCATCATGGTTGCGCGTGGACAGTCGCTTGGCCGGTTCTTCCCTTCTGTGGAAACTGGGCGCTCCGGTTTCGAGCACAACCGGCGGGGTCAATTTGTCACCGCCCATTTGGTACGCAATGGACCCTTCTGGTGCTGTCTTGACCTGATGCGCAGTCAACGCGGTCAGAACACGTATGACGGCATCCCCGTGACGTTGGTGCATCTGGTGGCTGTTCGCCATGGCAGTTCTCGTATCACCAAACGGTCGGGCGATACGCAGCAGATCGCTCATGAACCGATTCTGAAACTCATTCTCTGTCATCGCGGACAGCCTACGAGCGTGACGTATCCATTCCACGGCAAGCGCCTTTTGGTCATCCCGGTCCCGCGTGCCGTACAGGACATCAGTGGCGTAATCACCATCGCGTTCAAACTCACCTAGATCGTTGGCCAGAACCGCGAACCTGCGATCCAGACACTGAGTGCATGATCCACAATGGCGGACCTCCGACTTCCTTTTGAAGGTATGGTTGCAGCTGACCGTGTATGGCAGCAACTTCGAGTGCCCCTTTGTTTTGAGGAAGTTGATGACGTCAGATTTGGTCCACCACTCAAATTTGTTGTGGACGTCGAGTGGCCCTTCACAGACTTCGGAAAGCAAAGCCTCGAGATATTTCAGAGTTTGCGGATGGGTCGTTCGCGTTGCTAGCGTACCTGTTATTGGACGTGCCAGTGGCAAGTTCTGGCTGACGATCCCATTTTCAAAGAACTGAATTTGGTTCGAACCGAGCATTTGCGCCACGACGCAGCCCAAAGCAGCAAAAAGCAAGGAACGGCTGCGTTGAGTGCTTTCCTTGCTCTTCTGGCCCTTTCTATGAACAAGAACCGGAACCCACAATATCCGGTCGCCGAATTGCTTCTTGAGGTGCTTCACCAATTCATTCTGGTGATGCATGGTCTTGGGAGCAGAGCGATGCGTAACAAGCGCAATCCGTCGGTCGGTCGTAACAAGCGTCTGCAGGGCACCTGCAAGTGAATCCAGCCCCCCCGAAAAGAGCACGACGTCATCGATCTGAAATGCCTCCTCGGTATGTACGTCATATTTCAGATAGGACTGGATTTGCGGTGATTGGACGGACTCGGTGAAGAGGCACTCGATCTTGTCATCGGTCATGAACTCGATCGTGTCTCTCAAGAGCCGGGAAACGTCCGATTGCTCCCAGAATGTTATATCCCGGACGGCAAAATTGAAATTCAGGTTACGCCGCCATTTCTTGCCGTCCCGTGGCTGGGTCAAGTCTCCGCGCGAGACTGTCGAATCTGCACAGAAAACGGCAGAAGCGATTTCAAGCAGATCAAGCAAACGTGGTGGAATGTTTGCCGACATTCTATGTGAGATCGGTTCGGTTTGCAGAACGAAGTTCTGGCTGGGCCCGAGGAAGCGGATCGGAAGCTCAACCAGCCCACCGCGTGCTTCGTATGTGACCGTCGTTTCAGTCATTGACCCCGGTCTTGCGGCTAAGTTCGTCGTTGATCTTTTTGAACGCGACGGCAGCAAAGCCGCGGACAGCTTCAACCGGTGCGCTTTCCACATTCAACGCGTGCTTCGCGTACCAACCTGATGAAAACTCCTTGATGATCCGCGTCGCTTCGGCGCTGAACTGATGTAGCGCACCGTCAAACGCATCCCGTGTTCCAATGTCATCGACCTGCGCGCTCAGGGTGCGTTCCAGCCAGTAGGCCAGCGTTTCCGATGTCATCGCCGTGAAAAAGCTGCGGGAAAGCTCGGAAAACCCAATCGGACCAGAAAAATGCCGCAAGGCATTTGCAAGATCCCCTGATTGTTCCGCGAACAATCCCGGCATGCGATCCAAAAGCCGTGTGTGCAACGTGGTCAGCAGGGCGCGACTCGAAAGTTCGCCGAGATCGGAAGCGCCATTATATGTGCGACTGACGTCCTCGAGTCGCTTGGAAACAGCATCGAGCAAATCAAACAGCGTTTCGCTTTGGTTCAAATTCACGCCCTGACGCCGGAGACTCGGCCCGGAGTCGTCTGTTTGTCCGGCTTGAGCCAAAGCGATGAGGATGCGTATGGCCTCAACATAAACCGGGTCGTCTGCAGCTGACTGGAAACTACGCTGCGCCGCGACGGCGGCCTGTGCAACAATATCCTGGGGAGGTGCCGAGGCCTCCAGCAATTGCACGACCTGCTGCCAGTTCCTACTGGTCGGCAGCCGAGGTAATCGGTTGTGTCCCAAAAATGCCTCCCGTGCACTTGTCCTCGACACAACAGGTCCGCTGGCCTTGTGTCAAACCACGTTGCGAACAAAATCGAGAAATTGGGCTGTGTGTGTTTTCAACGCAGTGACGGATGTGACACGAGGAAACATACTTTGCCCGTACGCGTGCGTGAGAGGGAAGTTTGGTTTTCTTCTGTCACATCCGTCACGCAGTACTCTCGCGCTACCCTCGGTTAAACAGACGCTAGCCATTTTCTTTCGCCCGTCACTGTCTGTCTCTATCTGTCGTGAACTGTCATTTAATGTCAATCTTACAGAGGCTTACGGGTTGTGATATGATTCGGGCAGGGCCTCTTGGAGGCGCGGAATTGACCGACCGGGGGTGTCATGGGCAGATCGGCAGCGAGATTGGACGGTGCGACGGCGATCCGGCAGGTCCCAGTTTCCGAATTGATCCCCTACGCCAACAACGCGCGCACGCATTCCGAGGCGCAGGTGGCGCTGATTGCGGGGTCGATCCGGGAGTTCGGGTTCAACAATCCGGTGCTGGTGGACGGGGAGAACGGGATCATCGCGGGCCATGGCCGAGTGCTGGCGGCGCGAACGCTGGGTCTGCAAACGGTCCCGGTGATTGAGCTGGCGCATCTGAGCCAGGCACAGAAGCGGGCCTATGTCCTGGCCGACAACAGGCTGGCTGAACAGGCGGGTTGGGATCGGGAACTGCTGGCACTGGAACTCGGGGATCTGGCGGATCTTGGCATAGATCTCGGTGATCTGGGATTTGACGGCTTTGAGCTGGACGAACTGTTGGGTCATGGCACTACCGATCCGAAGGAGGAGGCAACACCCGAGCGGCCCGACCAGCCAACCTCGCGCGTCGGGGATCTATGGTGCCTTGGGCCTCACAGGCTGCTGTGCGGCGATGCCACGGACAAGACGGCTGTGGATCGTGTGCTGAACGGAGTCACGCCGCATCTCATGGTCACGGACCCGCCTTATGGTGTGGACTACGATCCCGACTGGCGCAACAAGGCGGGCGCAGCGCAGACAAAGCGCACCGGCAAGGTGATGAATGACGACCGGGCCGACTGGCGCGCAGCCTGGGCGCTGTTTGCGGGCGACGTGGCCTATGTCTGGCACGGCGCACTGCATGCCACCACGGTGGCCGAAAGCCTCGTTGCGAGCGGATTTGACATCCGATCACAGATCATCTGGGCCAAGGAACGACATGTACTGAGCCGCGGGCACTACCACTGGCAGCACGAACCCTGCTGGTACGCGGTGCGCGGCAAGGGCCATTGGAGCGGCGACCGCAGGCAATCGACGCTCTGGTCGATCCCCAGCCGCGATCAGGATGTGGCAACTATTCACGGCACCCAGAAACCGGTGGAGTGTATGCGCCGCCCGATCCTGAACAACTCCAGCCCGGGGCAGGGGGTCTACGAACCCTTCTGCGGATCGGGAACGACGCTCATCGCTGCCGAGACGACGGGCCGGACCTGCCATGCGATGGAACTCGACCCGGCCTATGTCGATGTCGCTGTGCTGCGCTGGCAGGCGTTTACCGGGAAGCAGGCTCTCCTCGAAGGTGCAGGACATAGTTATGCTGACGTTGCCAGTGCGCGCGATCAGGAAGGCGAGGTCGCGGCATGACACAGTCCCGGGCAAGGTCAGGGCTGGAAGCGGTGCTGAATGTCGTCGTCGGTTACGGGCTGGCCATTGCGACACAGCTTGCGGTGTTTCCGGTGTTCGGGCTTGCAGTCACTTTGCCGCAGTCGCTTGGTCTCGGCATTGTCTTTGGCAGCATGTCCCTGATCCGGAGCTATGTGCTGCGTCGCCTGTTTGACCGGATAGGTGGCTAACAGAAATGGGTCGTCCACAGATCGCGCTCACCAGGAACCAGATACGGGAGGTGGAAACGCTGGCGGCGTTGCTGACTCAGGATCAGATTGCGGATTATTTCGGGATCTCCCGCAACACCTTCCGGGCCATCTGCGACCGGGAACCCGAGGTTCTTGCACGCTATAAAAAGGGCAAGGCGAAGGCCATCGCCCATGTCGCCAACGGCCTGCTGCAGAAGGCGAGAAGCGGCGATACGACGTCGTCGATCTTCTTTCTCAAAACCCAGGCGGGCTGGCGGGAATCCGCGGTCATCGAACACTCCGGCTCCCAGGGTGGTCCGATAGAGGTCTCCAGCCCCGGAGAACGTCTGCGGAACTATCTTGATAAGATTGCGGACCGTATCGCCGTGTCAGAGGCAAAAGGCGATGCTCCAATGAATGCCTCTGCCGAACTTGATGAGAGCTTGGCCTGATGGGTCAACGGGGCCGCAAACCCATACCCCGGGCCGGAGCACGGGCAAGTTCGCCATTTGGGGCCTTGCCGCGCTGCCCATCGCATCTGAGCGAGGTGGCGCGCAAGGAGTGGCGGCGGCTGGCAACGCCGCTGCATGAGGCCGGCATTCTGACACTGGCGGATCGTGCAGCACTCGCGGCCTTTTGCCAAGCCTGGGCAAGGTGGGTGGAGGCCGAGGAAAAGCTGAAGGAGACACCGATGTTGATCCGGACACCCTCGGGGTATGCGCAGCAGTCGCCCTGGCTCTCGATCGCCAACAAGCAGCTGGAGTTGATGGGGCGCTACATGAGCGAGCTGGGTCTTACCCCGGTGGCCCGCGAGCGGCTGCCGGCGGATATGGTCCAGACCAGCGAACCCCTGACGATCGTGCGGGTGCTGTTTCAGGGCAGCGACGGCAAACGTCGAGACAAGGACGGTGACGTTGTGGAAGAGGACACGGGCAATGGACTCCGGGTCACGCGCAACCTCATGTAAAATATCGGAAAAACAGACTACACTTCTGCTGCACATCGGATGTACAGACCTACGCAACCAACGTTACGCAGGTGTGTACATGGTCAACGAGACTGCCCCATCGCTTCGCTTCGTCGCCTACGAGCGGGTCTCGACCGCAAAGCAGGGCTTATCCGGTCTCGGGCTGGAGGCGCAGAGAAAATCCATAGGGGATTTTGTGTCGGCACGCGGCGCCAGGCTGATCGGCTGCTTCACCGAGGTCGAGAGCGGGCGAAAGAACGACCGGCCGGAACTTGAAAAGGCTCTGGAACTGGCCAGGCTCACTGGCGCCACGCTTGTCATCGCCAAGCTGGACAGACTGTCGCGCAACGCCGCCTTCCTGCTGACCCTGCGCGACAGTGGTGTCCGCTTCCTGGCCGTCGACATGCCGGAGGCCAACGACCTCACCGTCGGCATCATGGCCCTTGTCGCCCAGCAGGAACGCGAGGCGATCTCAAGACGCACGAAAGAGGCACTGGCAGCCGCCAAGGCCCGCGGGGTCAAGCTTGGCAACCCCAACGGCGCTGCGGCACTCCGTCGGGCCGGGATGGACGGGCAACGGCTCAGGACGGCGGTGACGGCCAATGCAGATGAGTTCGCCGAAGGATTGGCAGACACGGTCGCGGACGTCAGGGTGCATGGCCACACCACGCTCCGCGCCATGGCCGGAGAACTCAACGCCCGAGGCATTCTGACCCGAAGAGGCGGGAGGTGGCATGTCTCAAATGTCAGGAACCTGCTTGCACGGATGGACGTCGGCGACTGAACTGCCAAAGCCACCATTCAGTTCGGTCAGCCTGCCTGTAGTTGGCCGCAAAGCAGTAGAACAAGCCATCGCCGCCCATGCTTCGAAGCGGCTCCAGGCTGCAATTGCGGGACGGATGCGATGAATTCCACGATCTGGCTGGCGCAGACTCGCCCAACCCCATCCGTGATGATGTCCCACTATGCCGGATCTAAGCGCGCCAAGACGACTGGAAACGGAGGCGGCGATGATCGCACCATATCTGCGGGATCTCTGCGATCCCCGTGGGACGGGCTGCCTAGCACTACGGGGTTATAGCTCTCACCATCGTTCTGTTCCTACTGTCGATCCGCCGCTCCGGTGAGCACGCCGGTCGCCTGGCGGAACGTCTTGAAACCAGGGAGAGGACCAATGAAACTCAACGCCGGATGCTGGAGGCGGCGGCTCGCCGTCCTCGTGATCGGGGCGAGCTGGTTGACCGGCTGCGCGACGGCGGGTTTTGAGACCGGCGGCGTGGGGGCATGCCCTCAGGTGGTGGAATACAGCAGGAAATTTCAATCGCAGGTGGCCGAGGAATTGGCGCTGCTGCCGGACGGATCGGCAGTCGTCGAAATGATGGGCGACTTTGCGGGTATGCGGGAACAGGGGCGGGCTTGTTGGAGCCGGTAG